TAGGGATTCACACCTATCGCAGTACCGGCATCGGATGCTGTGAGCATCGTGCCCCTCATCTTGAACCACGCATCGGAACGCTGTTCAGGATAAGTCTTGTTGAAAAACTTCTCCGCTTGGGGATGCATACTAGTTAGCATATGGCTGTAATGTTTAAGTGGAGGACTGTGTGGGGGTCTTCTTCTTGCGTGACTTCTTGGGTTTCTCTTCTTCCTGAATAATTTCTTCAACTTCGGTAACGGCCGCCGCTGCGACCTCGACAACCTCGGGCTCTGGTTCCGGCTCCGGTTCCGGCACAGGCTCCGACTTGACCACCACGGGCACAGGAGCCGCCGAAAGCATCAGACGAAGACCCTCGACATCCACGACCTTGTCAAAGTGCTTGGCGAACTCCCTGAAAACACCGTTGCCACGCTTCTCCACGACGACCACGTCGGGACCGAAAGCCTTCACGTCCGAGATAGACCTGATAGGAAATCCGGTAGGGACATCCACAGAGACCAAACCGGTCTTGCGACCCCAGGCACGAATCTCGTGACCTACACACAACTCATTTACTGTCTTGGAAATAGGATTGATAAGGGCGACCTTCATTATTACTTTCTGTGGACATTTTTAATCATGGCATTCGGGCGTTTAGATGGAACCAGTCTCTTTTCAAGTTTCTCTTCGAGACGTTTCAGGGTAAAGTAGGCACCAGCCTGTTCGGCTTCCTTCTTGGTAGATCCCTTGCCGGTTCCCCACTGATGTCCCTGAACATAGACACCCACCCTAAACTTGGTGGCATCCACATGATCCAACTGACGATATTCAGGGAGATCCCACTTCTGAGCCTGACAGACGCGCATCAGGATGTCCTTGTAGTTGTCATCCACCATAAGTTTATCCAAACGGATGAGGTCTGGGTTATCCAGGACGCCCAGGACAAACTTCTTGGCTTCGATCATTCCCAGATCCAAATAGATGGCACCCACAAATGCCTCAAAGACATCTTCGAGAATCTTTGGATTGTTGTTCCATCCATTTCTCATTCCCTTTTCATCCATCTGAACCCAGTTGTGGAATCCCAGTTTGGCAGATACATCGGCCAGTGTCTTTCCACAGACGATCTTTGTTCTCGCACGAGTTAGAAATCCCTCCTGCAGATTCTCGTACCTATCGAACAAGTACTTGGTGACAATAAAGCCCAACACGGAGTCGCCCATAAATTCCAATGTTTCATAGGAACCTTCGACGCCATCGTGTTGAACAGAAGATTTGTGCTGGAAAGCCTTGCGGTACACATCGATGTTTTTGATGTTTGTACCGACGATGGCCTCAACCTCCTGAGTGGATATCATTTTCTAAAATTAGGGTGCGTTTTTTGTTTAAGCCTTGACGAAGTGCTTGGAGATGTGCTTCTGCAGGGTCATATAAGAGAGTGTCTCTCCCTGAGGTGTCTTGAGGAGACCCTTCAGTGCATCATCCTGAATAATCTTTCGTCCATCCTCTGGGTGGGACAGTCCCTTATCCTTGACGTACTGCTTAACGTAACGGGTCACATCCGTGCGAGACACCTCAGTGCCCTCGGCGAGACCCATAAAGTCGGTCAGGTCCTTGGTGACCTTGCTGGGCTTGTTGAAACCAGTGTTGGCGGCACGCTCCTTGGCCTTGGACCCATCGGGATCATCCTGAACCTTGGCGATCTTGCGAACCAACTTGGTGAGACTCTTGATCTCCTTGCGCATCTCAGCGAGCTCCTTCATCACATCCTCGGTAGACATTGTTTTTCGTACTTACCTTTGTTTTCTTCTCTTTAATTTACTTCTCAAGGAGAGATCCCCCAATACCCCCTAGGATCTTGTAGGACATGGATTCACGGACAAGTGCCTGATCCCCACAGAACCCACCTGGACTCATGTCCTTGGTGTAGTAGGCGGCATCCTTGCCTGGGCCAGGGACGCAGTCCAGAGTGTATGGAAGCTTGGTGATAGCGTCCCCTGAAATGAGTGGCTCCACATTGATATCCTCTGGGGCCAACTTGTAACCACTCTTCTTCATGCCCATAAAGCACTTGACGTACATGAGCACCACGATGGCCAACACGAGCACGAGAGCGAATTGACTACTGATCATAATTCCTTAATACAACTATCTATTTTTTTCTGCGTTAAAGACTTGGACATAAGTTTATATACTGTCATTAAGTATGAGTGAATTTGAAATCGAGCTCGACAACAATGATGAGTTGATGGTTAACCTGGATGCCGATGAGCAAAATCTTTTCAATGGTGTTGTCCTGGATGCCACTAAACGCAAGCGCACGAACAACCCGAGGATGGACGAGCGTCCTATGGAGACCCCTGCATCTTCATTTATGGCATTTGCGAACCACGGAAAACAGACACCTTCTGCACGTCCTCCTGCACCACAGGAAGAGCCAGAAGATCATGGTGAGGGTTTCGGCGACGATTACGGAGGAGGTGGAGAAGGTTATGATGACGAAGCGCCTTCTCCTGGATACAAGTCCATCGACGATGAGAAGGCTGACCTTTTGAATAAGATCACCCGTCTGGAGAAGAAAGGCATTCGATCCATTGAGCGTCTGAATATGCATTCATCTATTCATGACATCCGCGGTGAGGCAAAGAGAATGTCTTATTCCATCGACGTTGACCAGTCTATTAAGTTTCAGAGACGTATGCTCATCGCCTGTGTAACTGGAATTGAGTTTCTCAACAAACGTTACAACCCCCTTGATATCTATTTGAATGGTTGGAGTGAATCAGTCATGGATGGTGTAGATGACTACGATGATGTATTCGAGGAGCTTTACATTAAATATCGGGGAAAGGCGAAGATGGCACCCGAGTTGAAGTTGATGATGATGCTCGGTGGTTCAGCAACAATGTTCCACCTGACTCACTCGATGTTCAAGTCAGCGATGCCACAGATGAATGACGTCATCAAACAGAATCCTGATCTTATCAAGAGTATGATGTCTGCCGTGGCAAACACAGCCAACAACGCAAAGAATGCCAACTTGGATCCCCGTCCAGTTCCGCCAATTGCCAGGCGGGAAGTTCAAGGACCAAGCATGGATCTTTCTTCACTTATGTCGACGTTCATGAATCCTCAATCCACCGCCACACGTGACCTTGAGGAAAACGTGGGTCCCGCCAGACCTTCAAGCGACGGGTTTATTGATGACGACGTCTCTGACATTGTAAGTGTGAATGGTGAGTCTGTCAAGGAGGTCGAAGTTTCGGCCCCCAAGAAGAAACGTGGCAAGAAGGGAAAGACAACATTGGAATTGTAAATAATTTCCTAGTTGATATTAAATAATGGTAGGCTACTGTTCCATTGATGATGCCTACGGAGGACTTCCTCGAGAGACGGTAAAACCGCCGCCGCCTCTAGAGAAAGTTGTGGAAAGAGTTCCAGAAGATAATGTGGAATTTTACGAAATTGATGGCGTTATGGATTCTGAATTGGGTTATATAGTAGTTCTCTTCATGGCTGGTGTTGCAGCGTTGATGATCAAGGACATTCTTCGTGTTCTATCTTGAGAAATCGCTTTCCAGTAAGATATCCATGGTAGAAAAGTTCCGTTTTCTTGTCATCGTCCATAGAAAAATTAAATGCCTCTCCTTCTTTCATCTTGATGAAGATCGTAGGCTTTTCATAGACCACTCTATTTCTCATAATTGAAGTGATAAAGTGTTGTATGAAATCGACAAATGACCCTATGTGGGGTGGCTTTTCCAGGGAAGGTTCTGGATCAAGTTCGATTGAGACAAGTTCCTCCATGTCCTTGTCAATGAAGGGAGTCAGAGGACAAGTTTCGAATGCAGCTAGATCTACGTAGCGATGTCCCTGATAGACCACAGACTCGAATAAGAATGGAATACTGATACTCATGCAGACCGCATGGGACACCGACATATCAGGATGGGTGTGATGTGAAAAGTAGCAACTCTTCTGCAACGTGATGTTGTATGCTGAAACGTAAAAGTCCAGACCACACCATTCCTTGAGTTCCTTGAACGTAAAATCTTCCTTTCCAGACAACTCCATACAGATCTTGGTAAATACCTCTTTCCACCTGGTTACTGGCACCAAACCATAGTTGTTCAGAAGAGACTTCAGGTTCAATCGCATAAGTGAATTGACATCAGCAACATCTCGGATGATTTTAAAAAGTCTGATGACGTCCCACTTGGCTACCAAACATCCAAATGCCACTATGGATCCTGCAGATGATCCAGCAACGGCTTCTAGATCATTGATTTTATCGTAGTTTCGAAGTGCATAAACTGCCCCTAGGATTGCATAGAATCCCATGGCTCCTGGTCCCACGATGAGATACTTCATCCTTTTTAGAACTCGAGAGGACTTTGTGAGCGAATAACCGCGAATAAGATCCAATAAAGAAACGTGTTCCTTACTATAAATTCTTGTTTTGTGGTCATCCCGCTCAGAAGAAAGTACATTCCTGATGCGAGATAGACCTCGCTTGGCCGAACCACGAACTTCATTACCCCACGAAGAATGATTATATAAAGGATACCGAACACAGAGGTCATTCCCAAACGATCTGTAAAGTCTCCCATACCCGTCACGGCGGGTGAAAGGAAGGCGAATAGAACGGTTGGAACAATGACCTTTGTACTTGTGACGTCTGGCAGTCTGACCATAACTATTGATTGCCAACATTTAAAACTAATAGTAGTACTCATTTTTACAAAACTCAGAAAACGTAAGCGTTACAGGCATCATATTATCATAACATTGTTCTCTGTATAACTCCCAGTTATTCCACAACTCATCACTGTAATAGGCTATCCAATCTTCATACTCGTATTCATCTGGATCCACAAAGCCTTCCTCTTCCTCATTGTCATTGTCGTAATCCTCAATCACCTGAGGCTCGGCAGAAATTGGAGTGTAGTCAAGAAGATTAGATCCAACCATTTTGGTTACTTATTCACTCTTCAGATTTCTTCTTTAACTTGAGTTGAAGGCTTGATGTCTCCTTGGGCTCCAATTTATCTTCGATTTCCTTGATAATCTGATTGAGACGTTCCTGACCACCTTCAATATATTTTGGTAGTTCATCCATTAGGATTTTCTTAGTGATTGCAGGCTTCTTAACCGACGTCTTCTGGGTGACCTTAGTACCGCCACGCGTTTGGACGTCATCAATCTTCTGAGCCTTCATGTATCCACCAATAAAGGTCTTCAAACTGGCCTCGCGGTCCTTTAGCACCTTGATGGCCTTTTGTGCCTCAGTTAATTGTGTCTTGATCACCTCTAGCTCGGCAATCGCCTCCTTGAACTGATCGCTAATCGGCATTCCGTCAGACATCGTTTTGTTAACCATTGGTGTAATTTCTTTAATTTACAAACAGTCAGGGTTGTTTCCCTGAATGTTTCTAAATGTATTAAACTAGATTAATCTAAGCGGTACCCTGACCAATCTCGAAAGCAGGGCGCATCTGGTCTGGCACGATAGTGGACGTGTTGAAGATACTGACCGGGTCGCGCGGGTTCGGGGGCTCCGAGCGGATCTGCTGGTTCGCGTTGCGGAGAGCACCACCGACAGTCTCGGGGTAGCCGATGAGGGCGCGGGGGTTCAGGTAGTTCTGACCCTTCAGGATGTCATCGGGAGCGAACTCGCCGAAATCCTCCTGAGCCGCCACGTCGCGGGGGAGCAGGCTGGACGCAATTCCCATGCCGTTAGCAGCCGCCGCGGGCATAGCCATGCCGTTTCCGTTAAATGGAGCACCTGTAGAATCAACCACGTTGGCACCCTCATAACCCTCCTTTCCATTAATGTAGCTCCAGCTGTACATGCCCTCCTTGGGAGCCATTCCGAGGGCACGGCGGATCGCACCGTTGTTCGCCCACATAAAATAGCCCACGGCAACGAGCAGAGCAAGTAGCAGCATGGTTTCGGTCTTCATCATCTTAACCTTCATATCCGTTTAATGTTACTTACTAAAAAAATTCATCCTCTTCCTCTTCCTCTGGCTCTTCATCGAAAAGACAATCAGAAAAATCTACGACCGCCTTCTTTGGCTTGGGCTCGGCCTTAAACTTGGCCTGGTGAAGCACCCACTCGGTCTCGAAACTTTTCTGAAGAAACTGCACCGAACGGAGCTGGACCACCACGTCTACTACATCATCCTTGACAAGATTCTTGTCCTCCAAAAGCTCCCGCTTGGCATCATACAGCCTGACCGTTTCCGCCTTGTGCACGCTCAAGATATTCTCGTCAAGAGAAAAAGAAGAAGTAAATGCGCTTTCAAGTCGAGAGTCTGCGATCTCCTTACCGAACCAAGCCATCTTAGACTCCTTAGCCTTTGCCAGAACATCATCCTCACACTGTGCCACGGTCTCATCATCAATCTTGAGAAGAATCTCATCGTCCACTGAAACCACCTGGGCTCCCTTGAGTGTAACCAACAAAGGTTTCCCGTCGTCCGCACGAACAGCAACCTCCTTGACCCCGTCTTCCAAAGTAACAATCTTGGTAGAGAACTTCATTTCTATTTATTAAAATGTAATGTTTAAGTAGATGGCGTCAGACGCAGAAGATGAAGGTCACATAGAACACCTCGAAGCCAAGTTCCTGGTGGACAAACAAAAGCGCATCGAGAAT